AACGCCTTTTGGTTGCCCTTTTACAGAAACTAAAACTTTTGTCGTAGTTTTTCTTGCAGGAGAAACTTTTTTGTCTACATTTGCAATGCAATGTTTTTCAAAAACAGTTTGATCACCACCGTTTATTTCAATTATGTATTTATAGTTTATCGGGTTCTCAGTATCAATTAAACGTTTTTCATTGCAAACTATCTGACCCCTGCTAATCTTACTTCGCACCGTGCCCTCCTTAACATTAAGAGCACTGCAAAAATCTAAAATCTTTACTAATCCCATATTTTTTCCTTTGTTTTCGTTGCAACAAATGTAACGAAAATAAAAGGAAAAACATTGCATTGCCGAAAAGTGGTGACAGTGCTTTTTTTTTGGAGTGCGCAACCCATTGCTCGGGGCCTCAGAAACGGTTTACAGTACCTTTTTTGCATGCGTTTTGAGCCATTTGAACCCATTTAAACACGCTAAAAATCAATTAAAATCAATTTAATACAATTACATGCGTTCGATGGTCACATCGTGCAACACACGGCTTTATTTCGCTTCACATAATTATGCGCTTTCCTGGCACGCATACGCCACGCATTCACGCACACCGCCAACCGTTACGCTCTTCACTCTCTTACTTACAATACTATCTATACACTACACATCAATACAACTATGCATGTACTATGTAGGTGATTGAGTAATACGTCATACTGTATGCAGGCTATACACACCACCGCCACTTATATACTGCCCTGCTACACATGCTATATGTATAAACAACAAAACCCCAATAGCGTTAAACTATTGAGGTAAATACAAAGCACAAAAAAACCGCTCATCTCTGAACGGTTCTAACAAACAACACAATTTAAAACATCAATCTAACTTTTATAAATATACTCATAATTTCCTGTAGAGGTTTCAAAGTTTGCAACTTCATAACCTGCAACCGTATGCTTTTTTGTAGAACACCCCTTATATTGTCCTAAATTAAAGGCTTTACAAATTCCTTTAATATCTGTAATTATCTCTTTAAATGTCATAATTCAATTCTTTTGCGCCTCCGCATTAATACCTGATAAATAACTAATCATTTGCCAACCTGAGCGGAAAAACACATCTGTTATAAATGTTTTTCCTTTACGAATTACACACGTTTCAATTATGTAAGTTTTCTTTTCTGAGGTAATTATTAAATTACTCATGTAACACGGGTTTTGAGTTATACCATTTAACAAACTGCACAACGGTTGAATAAACCGCTTCAATTTTAGAGCAATTTTCTTCCTCAGGTTCAAAAATACATTCAATTGTTTGAACTTCACAATAATTTTCCGTAATGGTGATATATGCAAGTATTTCCTCGCTTTCCATTCCTAAAACACCGCTTCGCAATCTCTCTATTTTTTCCACAACCATCATTAAATGATTCCAATCTTTATGAAAGTCAAAGATTAATGTTTTAGCAAAACAAGCTAAAAGAACATTGTTTTGTCCAATTATAACCGCATTAACTGCCCCGTTCAAATTGTCGGTAACTTTTAACTCTACATTTATTTTTCCTGTACTCATGACTTTTAAATTAAAATTGGTGTTTTGTAGATTCTCAAAAATATTTCTCCTGCTTGTATTACGTGAATGCAATAACTAATTCCGATTGATTCTATTGCGTTTTTATGGTCATTTAGATTCTTTTCAACTACTGAAATATATCTTTCTTTGTCCTCACTATTAGCCACTAAAAAGGCATTTATTGAGTTTCTAAGGATGCTTTTTGCTGTTGGTGTCATAATCAATTAAATATTACAGTTAATACTCCCACAATCGAAAAGAACACGTAAACTATTTTAATGATCTTTTGCGTTTCGCTCTGTTTTCTCGGCTTGGTTCTCATGACTCTATTAATTTTGCAGGATAATAAATGCCGTTTACCTTCTCCCATAACCACAAATAAGGGTTTTCTATTCCGCTTGCATCATGTACAAACTCTTTTGCGCAGTCGTATGTTTTCATTGTTGAGGTTCGTTAAAAAGAATGGTTTCAATATCTTCGATAGTATAATTATATTGTTGAGGAAACCCCACCATTTTAGCTCTGTCAACCATGTCCACTTTACAAATATAGTAACCTAAAACGCCACTCGTTAGGCAGAAAGAAACTAATATAAAGAACATTTTAATAGTAGAAATTAATGCTGAATTTTTCATAGTATAGTATTTTAGCGGTTTTCTGTAACAAGTCGGTTAATCACTTCTAAGGCTTCTTTTTTACTCATATTCTCCATTCCTTCATCTTTACTCTGTTTGTCTGTAAAAACTCCGTTTCTGTCATTTCTGGCCAACATATCTAAAAGAGTTTTTCTTTTATAATTTTTCAAGTCTGGCAAATCTGATAACTGTAAATTTTTAATTTCCATAATGATGGTGTTTTTATATTAATTCAAAATCAAAACATTCTGCATCCATACCCCAGTCAAAAGTTAATCCAAATGGTTTGAAAACATTTTCCCATTCTCGCAAACTATCCCAACTAAAACCATTTGCGCCCTCTTGTTGAAATTCCTCCCAAAGAGATAAAAAACCTCTTTCCTCTATTTCTGCTTGAAATTCTTCTAAATTATCAAAATCGTCGTTTAGTTTCATAATGATAATTATTTAGTGATTTTTGAAACTCTATACACATCAAAACTTTTTCCGCTTGAAATAGTCTCGAATTTATAGCCTATAGCCTTAAATATTCTATCGTAACAACTAACTCCAACACCACCTTCAAAAGCAGGTAAAACACCATATCCAGAACCATAACCAAAAACCTCATGAGATTTTCTTTTGTAGTTTTTAGGCTTATCTTTTAATTCAAACATTAACTTTCTAAATTGTGGAACTTGATTTAAAACTTTTGCTACGGCTGTACTACATTTATCATAACCACATCCACCAATTGAACCAGAAGAAACAAAACCAACTCCGTTAACATAAGCTTCTGCGGTTGGATTTGACCTCCACATTGACGATTTTTTCCACTCTACATTAATTGTCAACTCTGTAATTTCTTCAAGTTGATTATTAAATAAAAACTCCTTTTTAATTTCGCCTAATCTTTTTTCTGTGTGAATATCTAATCTTTTTAATAAATACTCTTTAAGCTCTTTTTTAGAGGCGAAAACATGATTCTTTTTAGAAGCAGGTAATAATGATTGTAAAAACCAATCTAGTTTTTTTGCTTCTGGAAATTCCACTTTTTTAATAGAATCTCTTTTTTCTTTATCTCTTTTTAAGAACTCTTTTTCTAATTGTTTGGCTAAATTTTTCATGACGTTGTATTTTAAATGTTATTTGAATTAGATTGATTTTACATAAGATTGATATTGTACTGTTTTTTGAAGGAAAACCAAGTTTTCAACATATACAATCTCTCTATCTGTTTGAACATTAAAACCCTTTGCGGTTTTTTCTTTGTGGTAAACATAAACGGCCGATTTGCCAGTTTTCCCACAAGTAACACCATATTGAATTGAAGTGATCTTTTTTGTTTGCGGAACATCATTAATTTTTGATTGTCCGAAAGAAGATAAAGAGATTAAGATAATTGCGATTGTCAAGATTGAAGTTTTCATAATATTTGTGTTTTTGTTTGTTTGTTGGGTCAAAGATACAAACGTTTTTCAATTCTCAAAACTTTTGTCGTGTTTTTTTTGATATTTGTTTTAATAAAAAACGTCAACCCCTTATTTTATTAGGATTGACGTTTTAAAGTTTTTTTTGAGTTTGTAAGATTATTTTTTCATGTGCTGTAAAAATGTAGTCACGAAATTATATATTATTACAATCATAAGTATATAATATAGTAATGCAAATGTCATTCGTTTTTTCATGCTATTTTAGTTTTACAGTTTCACTTTCAGAACTGGTCAAATCTGTACTAATATTACTTACTATATATGAACCGCCTAGCGTAGTAATAGCCGTTGCAATTTTTGCTAATTCTGTATTTATAAGCGTATCGCTGTTATCTATAGCCGTTTTCAAATTCTGGAATCTGACAGCAGAAAACTCACTTCCGTTTATTGCGGTTGTTCCGTCCTCCCTACAATAAACGAATCCTAAAAGCTCCCCAATAGACTCCCCAGAACTCCTTAATGCGTACATGCGTGACTCCCCCAATTTTGCGATTTGAGCCTTATTCACGTAACCGACAATAACAGATTCATCCTTATTAGAGGTCTCCAAATATATTGCGGTGTAATCAGCCAATGGAGCACTATCAAAACCAAATGGATATGCTTCTTTTGCTGTTTTGGCTCCATATTGCATAACAGTTAGAATTCTCTTTCCTGACTCTATAACAAAGCTTTTAACCTTAGCTAATGTATTTTCCATAATTAAAATATTTGATGAAGAAAAAAAAATTTTTTTATTTTGTCCACGAAAAAAAAAATTATTTTTTTGTTTTGAAAAAAAATTTTTTTCTTTTTTGAAAACTATAAAATGTTAATATTATTTGTGTACAAACTATTATCCTCATTAAGATGTGGTTCTAAATGGTGATCCTCATCACTGTGGTTATAAAGAATATTTCTAATAACCGGACCACCTGAAAACGATTCTGGCACAACACAATTAAGCGTAGTTGTGTCTGAATTTTCATCAAACTTCATCGTAATAGAATCCACCATGAAACGATTGTAAGCATAAGAATAAATGTAATGATTATGCACGTTTACAATTTCGCCAGGATAAATCTCATCAAACAAATCCTGTAACTGAATAACAATGGAAATGTTCTTTAATTCATCTGCCACTTCATTTTTAGCAGCATCTTTTGTATCTGTGTCCTCGCCAGACGTTAAAATCTTCGTTGTAGGACGATATTTTCCAACTAATGAGTTCTTAGCTACGTCAGTTGTAGAAACTCCTGCATTATCGTCGCTAGGCTGTCTAACTAAATTTACATCCGAATGCATCGATTGTCCATTGAAATCTGCAGTCATTTCCAAAGAATTTCCTTTTGTAAAAAAATATCTTGGCTTTTGTAATAAGTCAGGCTGAAACAACAAAACCTCGCCTTTCTCGTTATGCGATAAAACTATGTTCTTTTGACTTGCCAACTTTGATAAATAATCTTTTATTGATTCTGACGGACTGGCCGAGGTTCTGCCAAAAACAGAATTTGCTTTTGCTTTCAAATCTGCGTATGTAGATTTTGTACTGGCTGCACGTTTGCTTTTTTGCTTTATGATTGTATCGGTTATGGTTTTTCCCTGCTCTGAAATAAGTACATTAATTCCAAATAATCCACAAAGTTTATCTGCAATGTCTTTAAGCGATCTGTTACGGCTCTCCAATGGATATGCAGAAACCGGAATAGAAACATCCTCAAGAATCCCTGACTTGGAATAGCCAGAAACATAAACCAAATTCCTTCCTGAGTCACTTTTAAAACGATGGTTCAAAATTGTTCCGGTAAAAATCAATCTGTCCTTAGAGTTGAATATCTGAACCTCCTTATATTGCAATGGTTTCAACAACTCTTGATGCTTTGGGTCTTGAGCTGCAAACCTTGTCGCAAATTCAAATGTAGAAGCAATAGAATCTAACTTTAGAGTTATAGTTCCGGAGGTGAAAAAATCAACGTTTTGTCCTGATATTGTAATTCTCATTGCTTTGATGTATTATTGTTCTCCAAGAAAAAAAAATATTTTTTTTTATTTTGCGTATTTTATCTCTCTGCCTTTTTCTATGGAAAACAACTCGTTTAATTTAATATTGTTTGTTTGAATCATGGTTGCTATATTTTCATCATCATCATCCATTCCCAAATATCTGTGAGTTAACAAAATTACGTTTGTTTTTTTGTCTGTATAAACAATTCGCTCTCTTTTTGTCTGGAATGACATTTGATATAGATTTGCTATTGTGAAGTTTACCAGAGAATTTAATTCTGTTTGAGTTGTAGCATCTGCATTATAAGTGTTGTTCACATCATAAACAGAAACTTTCAATTCATCCAAAGTTGTCATGTAATCATCATAAATTGCAGCAATTTTGGCCGTCATACTTTCTACATCTGAAACCAGAACATAATCTCCAAATTGAGGGTTCACAGCTACAACGCTCATCGAGGCAATTGTTGAAGCTCCGGCTGATTCAAAATACTTTTTATCTGCCAAAGTTTTTATAGAATATTTTAGCCTGCGGTAAATACTTTCATACGAAGCCATACGCCCTTTTATTGCCTGCTCATAAGTAGACGGTAAATCTAAAAAGTTCTGAATTGACTGAATAGCATTCAATGGATCTTCCAACATTTTGTCAATTGCTTTTAATCCTGAATTTAAGGCATTTTGAAATGTGGCATAAGTTGAATCATCCTGAATGCTTTTCATATCTCCGGCCATATCAACAATACTTGCAGCGTTCTTAGA